TTTGTAGATCTGTGCCAAACACGTAGTTAGGTTGGCTGTCGGATATGTACTTAGGCGTTTTGTTGTCGAGAAATCTACATGTATAACCCACAATCTGGTCATTATGGGTAAATGGAATTATCACATGTGGCCTGGTCCAGTGGATGCCATCATTTTGTATCTGCACCATTACAGGAAAGTCTTCCGGAACCTTCCTTGAACGCACGTAGTCTCTGTAGCTGCCTTCGTCCATCAACAGTTCAGCATATGGTGGCAAGTCACGTTCTTCAAACTCAACTGCGCTTAGTGCGTTAACTATCTTCTGTCGATCTTCTAATATGCCGTTGATGCTTCTATGACGCAGACTTTCCAAGTTGAGATAATCAATCTCAGCATCAGGTACACCAAGCCAGTTCAAGAGCCTGCGGGCCTTAAAGCTCACTGAGCGGCCAAGGATAAAACTAGCGGTGTATCCACAGTTGAAGCAGTGATAACTCCAACCTTGTTCAGTGGCCTTGAGTCCACCACGTTGTCTTTTGTCTATGTTGTTGCCATTATGGCCACAGCAAACCGCATTGAAGCTAATCCATCCCGATGGAGTTTGTTTGCGTTTGCTGGGTAAGTAAGAGACAATGTCTAGCATCTGTATAGTATAACAGATCTATCAACAAAGATCAATCAACGATACATCAAATTGGTAACAGTGCCGTTGTTTATGACAACACTGGCATAGACAGGATTGCCAAATGTGATTGGCAAGTATCCTGAACCGCCATCGGTCACTGTGATAGGACCGCAACCACCATCACTGCCCAAAGTAGCTGTGGCCTTGGCTCCGGCACCGTTGCCCACAATCAACACATTTGGTGGAGCAACATAATAGTAGCCAGGATTGTTCACAGTGATTCCTGTGACCACACCATTTACCACCGTAGGGGTAGCAGTGGCGCCCCAGCCTTGGCTTTGGTTAAATGCCACACGGATTAGCGGATGGAAACCCACTACGTTGAGATAAATGGTTTCTGTAGCATTTAGATACGAAGTAGATGTGGTCACATCATACCAAGGTGCTTCATAGTCCTGTGCGCCTTGTGCTTTGATTGTGCCAGTAAAATGCGTTAGATCCATTTTGACTGTGGTCAGGCTTGCACCTACTGTGGGGATTTGACTGGAATAGAATTCTGTAGTTTGCGTATAGTTAATAGGCTGCGGATTCAATGCCCAATCAGGCCAACCACTAGGTGGATTCTGCGGCCAACTCATGGGGCCGTAAATTGTGGGTATGGTCAAGTTGGCGCTGTCTTGGAACTGCGGTAACACTGAGTCTACGATGTTGCAGTCTGCTCGTGCTTGTGAGTTAGCATCTGTGTACACAGCTTGCACATAGTTGCCTGATGTGCGCTGAATACTGTAGCTGGCAGGCTGTGCTATTAAATCAATAGTGTCCTCGCCTGTTAGCACTACTTTGACTCTGCCTGTTGCGGCGCTGAGTATTTCCATCTCTTTGCTGAGCAGTAATTCATCGCCATTTTGGCTGATCATTCGGAACACAAACGTGCTGCCCGTAATGTTTACAGGCTTTTGATCTTGATTGATAAATTCAAACAAAAGCACGTTGTCCACGCCTTTGTTAACGGTTAATTGTTTTGCGTACACTGGGTCGTACCTCGCTGTGAAATAGCCACCACTGGTGTCAATCAATAATACTCTGGTAATTTGCTGATATAAGTAAGCAGTGGTTGAATACATAGGATCCTCGACAAGTATTTATGGGTAACAATATTTTTGAAAAACTCACGGAAAAGTATCCGTTTGTTACGCTTTGCGTTTATGCCAACACCGAGTATGTTGGAGTTGTACAAAACAGAGACGATGCTGTTACAACCATCTACGACTTTGGTAGTGTGCTTGCACAAGAGGATAAACTACAGTTTTTAGAGCTAGCTACCACCTGGTGGTGGGAGAGCAATCGTAGTGTGCCCATAAACATATTCTTACGCGGAGATTGGGACCGATTCCGCTACACTCTACGAACATTTGTCAACAAAGATCTAGAAATCATACACGGGCCTGCATGTAGCCTGTTGGACATTGCTCGCAAAAAAATCAAAAGAAAAAGCATAACATTGGTCAGAAAATTAGATTAACATGAATCCGTTAGACAATTTGAGTATTAGTAAAATTATTTTAATTGTTGGTGCAGCTGGAGCAAGGAAGGATTTTGTCAGCGGATGGCTTGGGTTGTGCGATGATTTTGTTAGACTGAATTGGAGAATTGACCCATTAATAGGTTACAGTAGAATTGACAGCATTGGGCACGACATTTCCGCAGTGGCTGACAGTATCGAGCGCGGAGACTTGCACATTGACCCAACAGTAAATCAACGGCTAGCAATAACATGTCACATAGCTGATGGGCTAGGGGGCGATACTGCAGATATTGGCACTGTAAATAAATTAGCCAAGCTAGTTAATTCCAACGTGTTGACCATAGCCGGTATTGATTTGCGCAACGCAGATATGTCTCAATACTATTGGGATCGATTGGTCAAAGTGCACCTATGCATTGGTATGAAATACAATCAGCATCGTCGTCAACACAACATTGGTGAGATAAAAGGAGCATTTGGTTCGTCTGACGTATCAACCGACGACCAGGCAATCAAATATATCGAGAATAGAATAAACATGGCAGTTGAAAATAGCTCGTTGGCGCCCAGGGATCAAGATAAACATTGGCCTCTTTATAAAAAGTTAGAATCGTTATCGCCACTTGATCTTGACTATGCAGAATTATTCAAGCCTGGTGGTAGCTATTATCTGTGCAATATAGTAGGAGCAACTGCCCCCGAAAGAGCACATGCCTACTGGGACGCAATGCTTCCGTTTATCAATGCACCCGACTCTTGCACAGCGTTTGGAAGAGAGTGGGACAAGTCAATGATTGTCAAGTAGATTCATATGCAACGCAACCAAGGCTGCATAACTTACAGCATGTGACTTTTTGAACGTGTATCCTTGCGAGTCGTTGCCGTCCCATACTGTAGCAAACACATCTGCCCAGGGTTGATTCTGCAAGTGAGCTTTGCCTGGTCTAATGATAGAGATAAACGCTGCCATCTGTGGTATAGTCGTGGGCCGCATGTTCTTCAACAGGTCTGTGTAATTTCCCACGTGAACCAGCTGCTTGGACCAGTTGACATCTTGCCAAAGTCTATTCCACGGCGGCGTTGCTGCCAACATCTCTTGATAGTGTTCAGGACTCTTGACCAACTTGTACACATTCATGTTCAAGAAATCTATCTTGAAATAGCCACGATCTTCTGCTTGTTCATACTCTAATGCCGCACACTCATTTACGGGATCATACGGAATATCTGTAACATACACACCTGAGTTGTGTCGACGCACCTGACCTTGAACCGCTTGCCGTGCCGGCGTGTGCCGAATCAACTTCAACACATGATCTCTGTCAGCAAAGTCAATGTCAATGTCTGCACTCATGTTACCATCCTGCTTGTTTTAGAATCTCTTTGGCATACTCTTGGTCTGCTGAATAGTCATGAAATTTCTTTTGCCATGCATCCGAGTCAATATAAGGCCATATCATTGTGATCTGTGTTGTGTCTAGTGTGTTCAAGAACTCTTGGCCCGACGCTGAATTGTAGATTACCCAGGGTGAGATGCGTCCTGTTGTGACAGCATGACATAGTGCATTAGTATTGCCATATCTTAAACAGTCATGTGCTGGGTGTGTGGTCTTTTCACTCCAGTCAATGCTGTACTCTACTGCACGGGCTAGAGCGTCTGCCACAGCTTCTACCTTTAAGTAGAACAACAAGTACTCTGTGTAGATTTTATCACTGCACCAATGATCAATTTTCTTGTTGTTCTTGAGCAGCCAAGTCATAAACTGTGCAGGGTTAATAGCTCGTGTGTTGACACAGTAACGACCAAACTTTACAAAGGCTCGATAATAAGGGCTGTCACAAAAGTCCTCAAATGTTTTTAACTTTGCTGATCCTTGTGCCATTTCATAGAACTTGATATAGGCCTGGAATCCCAGTTGTACACCACGCTCACTTTGTTCCATGCGCCTGCGCTTGGGCTCGCACATGTGTACTGCAATAGAGCTTTCTCTTGCAAACTCTTTTTTGCAAAACTCACACGTGAACTTACTTGTTGTCTCTGCCATGTGCTCTAATGTATTGATCAAGTTCTTTTTTGGTTGTTATTGCTGCCATGACATCTATCTCGTCTGACTTGTAGTGTGGGAACAACTCTGCCAATTGTTTTTTTATGCTGCCGACACCTGCTTCTTTTTTCTTGGGAGCAATCCAGTTGTGTCTCATTGCACCTAGTCCTGGACTCACAGTTGTGGCCATGAGCCATTGCAGTTTACGATGTCGGGTTGAGTTGATGTTAAAAAAGTTTTTGTTCAATCTCTCGTTGGTAGAAATCACATAAAACTCTTGTAGGTCTCTTGAGCCTTCAACTGCCGATCCCCAACGTATCATGAGAAACGGAGCAAACTTCTTGCGTTCGTCTTCTGTTAAATCGTCATAGAAGTCTCTGACCTTGTGGTCAAACATTTTCATCTCGTTAGCAATGCTTAGTTTATCAGTCATATTACTATTATAACACTATGTTAACAAAAGTCAATACCCAGTGTTTCTCCCACTGCTTGCCTAAACTTATCTTGCCAATCACGATCATACACGTGATACCCGTGTAATGTGGGGGTAGGGTAATCCCAAAGATTTGCGGATATCTTGTTTGCAAGGTATTGCTCTAGCTCATTTGGAATGCTCATATTTTTGAACACATGTTCTGGCAATTCAGTACCGCCAAGTGTGTAAGCAAATGTTATGTTGTTTGTTTTTAAAAAATTCAAAGTAGACAGCACAACATGATATGACTGTAGTGCTAAAAAATCTGTTGCTACCAATCCATAATAATGATCTACAAATTTTTTTTCCACAGGATATGCGTCAGACATTATTGAATGTTTCCACCGTTTGGCATAGTGCTCAGCTAAAGTCAGATCTGGAGTAACTGTCACCGAATGTGTAGAGTCTCGATCAAATTCAAATCTAGAATTTCTAGTAAAACTCACAACCACATGATTGTGCCCAAGTGCTACTGCGTAACGTACTTGATTTGCAATCAAAACATTTGAACATGCACCTACTGCCAATATTTTTTTATGTAGGTCAGGCGGCAATTGGTCAGTCCAATGAATACCAGTTTGATCAGTAGTCATATAACTATCTCCACAAATGGCTAACTTTATGTTACTCATTGGTATTTTTTAAATTATACAGTATCTCAAGTTGATCCCATAACTCCCGCATACCCGGATCCGCTTCGGCCATTTGTTGTATGGCTAGAATCCTAGCAACACGACTTTGTGGTAGCCCGAGTATTTTATTTTCTTGATTCACTTCGTATCCAACTACATGTCGTTCTGTTGCACCAAACTCACGTGCGTATACTACAGGACCAACACGTTCATATATCAAAGGAACATCTGGTCTAAGACTGCCCATACTTGTAGCCATATTGATTATGTGCCCAACGTAGGAAACGTTCTAGACCTTCTCGATCATCTGGATAACTTTCCAGATAGATGCGACTCAATCGATTAATTATTTCAAATAGTTCAGGTTCAGTGTAGGTCATTACCAAGCCTTGTTATAATCTACAATCTCGCAGTTGCGACTAATGTCCTTGACAAAATAAACACAGTCTGGCTCGTCACCGTCGGTGATCGGAACAGCTAACATTTGCCCATTTTTAAGTTTAGGAGCATACCAACTCACTTCATGATACACATCAAGAATTTCAATATCAGGAAAGCTAGGACGGAAACTGGTAAGAGGATTGAATTGGAATACTTTGAATCCACGATCGTTGATACTAGTTAAGGGCAACACTTCCAAGTCACCAATCTCGGGTTCGCCTATTAGTATCTGCCAGTCCATGGGCATTTTGATTGTGTTATCGCCTATGCGCAACACCAAGGCCGGTGAGTTAAAACTTTCCAAGAAGATCAAGGGAATAAAATGATAGTCAGGATCTGCTGGATTAGAGTTGTCTAGTATGGCAAACCTCATGTCATCCACCTCTTCAGGTAAATGGTCAAGGTCGTAGTGTTGATTGTCTAGTGTTAATATTCGCATAGTTGTATATTACAGTATTATTTTGTTTTTGTCAACAGAGTTTGTACATTATTTGCAAACTCAGCTTGCCAATCTTGATTGTTGATATGGAATATAGGACGGTTCTCATGTGGCTGTTGCCATATGTCTTGAGTAAGTTCGCAGTATGCATATTGTTCAAACACAAAATTAAATCTTGTAGCGTCATCATCTAATATTAAATGATTTTTCTCAGCAGAGTTAAACAACAAACGATGCCAAACAAACGGTATGTTGTGCTTGCGCAAGGTTTCAAATATAAAAGATATTTGTGTGCATGCTAAAATATGTCTATATTTTGCCGACATCACTGATAGCCAGACTTTGTAGAATAATTTTTGATCTGAATTTAATTCCCAATCGTGACAGCTGGAATATGTTTTTGATCCGTATTCAAATGCGATTCGAGCTTCATCAGTTAGTCCCACAACTACCACTGCAGGATTGTATGCAAGCCCATCCATCAACTGCTCTGAAATCCAGGCCAATGATGCACCACCTTTGGCCAAGTTTACTACACGGTATTCAGGCAGCATCTCGCTCCAGTGTTCACCTGGATAGCGTTCGTCCTGTGACATAAAACTATCGCCAATGACCAGCATAGTGGGTTTCATTTGATTTTCATCCACTCTAATTTCTCTGCCGAGAACGGATAGTTGGCTTCCTTGTAGAATTGTTTACGCTTGGTCAAGTGTCGTTTGGCAAACTTGCAGGTTGATGTTATGTCCCAGATCTGAACATGATCTTTATCTTCTGCTTTGCGTATGCCACGGCCAATTGACTGGATGACTCTAACAAAGCTCTTGCCAGGTTCAATGAGTACCAGATTAAAAATACGGGGAATGTTAATACCAACAGCAGCCACACCATAAGTTGCTACAATAATTTTACCTGTTGCATCAGCCACTTCGTCATATTCATCTTGCCTGGCTTTTGCTTTGGTTGCTCCGGATACAAACACAGCACCATCACCTAGACGTTCTACCAATTGACGTCCACACTCTGTTCTGTCCACCAGCACAAGTGTGTTGCCTGTTTCGTTGACTTTACGCACAAGGTCTGCCATGGTATCAAGGCGTCCTGATTCCTCAAGCAAGTATTTAAGCTCACTTTGATAGTTTGAATATTCCACGTGATCTACCAACTGCACAATGTTAACGTGGCACTGAGCCAGCACACCACGATCCTGAAGTTCACTTGCACTGAGCTTGCTAACAACAGGACCAAGTCCAACCAATAATGCTTGGCTCTCAAACTTCTCTTTGGGTATGGTTCCGGTCAACCCCCAACGAATTGGCACTCTAGCCATGATGCCTGTTAGCAGGGTTTTGAGTGCATCTGCTTTGGCCATGTGTACTTCATCTACAATAACACATACCACATCTTCCATGAAGTCTTGTATGGTAAACTTTGCTGTGCCTTCTTTGGAGTCTTTAAGCAGGTTATTTAGACTTTGCCAAGTGCAAATGGTATGTGTCTTGCCGTAGTCTTTACGGTCACCAAAGTACACACCCACATCCAGACCCAAGTTGACATAGTCCTTTTCTGTTTGTGTTACCAAGCTCTTGTTGGGCACAATAACAATTGACCTACCATAGGGTTGTACGTTCCAACTCAAGGCCGCTGTCATGATAGTCTTGCCTGCACCTGTGGCCACTTCTTGTATGCATTGCGGGTTCTGCAGGTAGTTGTTGATGATCTCTACTTGGTAGTCTCGCAACACAATGGGTTGACCTTCTTGTGGATGTCCTTTGGGCCATAGTGTGTCAGCAAAAGTGTCTTCCCGCATCTCAGCAAACTCAAATGTGGTTGAGTACTCACGTTGGTCATCTAGTTCAATGTCGTAGTTGTACTGCTCCAGGATAGGAATGATCTCTGGCAACAAGTTGGTGTAGGTGCTACCACCCAGTTGGAAGTAGGCAATCTTGCCATCCCATCTGCCTAGTCTCACCGCAGGCAAATACCTTGCTGCCGGATTTTCGTACTTGAAAGTATTAACCAGTTTCTTACGCACATCCAAGTCAAGACCCTCTAGCTTGATATTGACCTCATCACGTATTTGTATTGTGCATTGTTTCATGTCTATAGTATATACTTATTGCAAGCAGAAGTCAAAAAGACAGACACCTTTTTAAGGGTGTCTGTCATAAAGCCTGGGATGGAGCCAACCTACTCCCAGGAAAAAAGGAAACAAAAATGACTAACCAACTACCACACGAAAACCTTGTTCCTGTTGTTCGTCTGCTTCATACTGGGTATCCACAGCAAACAAAAACAAATCACCATCATAAATCTTGTACATTTGGCACCCCAGTTATCCAAACACTAAAATTAAAAAAGCCAATAACACTGCCAACATTGGGTGTCCTACTATGATTAATAATATGACACCCAACCAAGCCATATTAGGCACTCTTCATGCATGTTGTCTCTGACATGCGCTTCCAGTTGTTAGGGAAGCTCTTGCGCAAGTCTGCAATCTTGAGCGCCATGCGCAAGGAAACCTCACGCAGGCGTTCCTTGTTAACATGCATAAAGTCAATAATGTCGTCTTGTGCGTACTCATTAAAGTCGTAGTCTGCAAACAACACACCATCTTTGGCAATCTGTTTGATACGCAACAACTTGTCCCGCATGGTGTCCAGGGTCAAGTCCAAGTAGTGGCAACGACTTTGGAGAGCGTCCAAGTGGTCACGCAACTTTTGACTTTTCATTTTGTCAAACTTTAAGTTTGTGATAAAGATGACACTGCCTTTAAACTCAAAACGGTCTGGAATGCCTTCTCTGCGCAAAGCACTAGACTCTGACAACCAGGAGATAACACGCTTCTTACCAGAGTCCAAGGCACCCTTGAGCAGGTTAAGAGCAACGTCATCTAACAAGATGCTGTCACAGTCGTCAAACACTACGACGCTGTTGGCGTCACTGTATTTGTACAGAGTTTGGTACAAGCCGATAGGAGTGGCACTGCCTTTAACTACCTCTGCACGGAGTCGTTTGCCTGCCAACTTGTCAAACAAGCAGGCTTTCTCAATCTCTGTCTCGACGCCGTAGCTCTTGCCTACACCTGGAGGGCCGCTCACAATCATAGCACGGATGTCACCTGACACGGTGGCCTTTGTCATCTCGTGCAGGATGTCAAAACGCTCACGGATACGATCCATGGCCTCGTCATCTGTCTCGACTACTGCGGGCTTCTCAAAATGTACTGTATTATCTTGCACGGCATCTCCTGTTACATATTCAAAATTTTGGATGGAATCTACCTTGATACGGATTGTATCTGGGCAGTTGGGAAAGTTACCATCATTCTTGACAGTAACATAATTGCCTTTGGCGCCAGAGGCATAGCCTGACACTAAAGTAAAAGCAATATTGCGGACGGGCTTGTTACGATACTCACCCTTAATGATACGAATGGCACTCATGGTTGGCTCCTTGTTGTGCGTTAAAATTAAATTATAGCAGAAGTCGAATTAAGCGTCAACCTGCACAGCCTCAATTCCAAACTGTTCGAGCAACACGGTACGGCAGGCATCTACTGTACGTTTGGTTACTACAACCTTGCCGCCCATAAACCCCACATAGAGATGCCTGTGTGCTACAAACTTGATCTCACCGTCTGCACCTGTGTGCTTTTGACGGACGACTGGTTTGGCTGTCACTGTCTTAGCAGGTGCCTTTGTGGGCTTTTCTGCTTTGGCAGGCACTGCCGTGGGCATTGGTGCTACCGACTTAGGTGCGGCATTAGCAAATCCATGCTTCTTGTCGTACTTGGCAATATCTGCTGGAGTCTTCCCCCAGGTAGCTAACAGACGTTTGACTTCTGTTCCGGGCAATTGGTTCCAATGGATGATTTTATCAGTCCAGTTTTGCATTGTTGGCTCCGTTTAGTTACTATACAAGTATTATAGCAGTTTGAGAATTATTGGTCAACCGGAGCAAACATCTTGCTACCCTGCACCATGAATACCCTGAAAGCTGCCATGGTTTTTTCACTGTAGATCATTGCACCATTCTGCTGAATGTCTTGCAAGAGTTCTAAAAATCCCATGCCCAAAAACTCTTGTTCTTTGTTGAGTTGGGCGATTGCTGTGGCTATCTGCATCTCTGGCTCCTTTTTAATTACTATACAAGTATTATAGCAGTTTGGGAATTATTGGTCAAATGGTAAACTGTGGCTTTTTTACAACAAAAACTGCTTATTTTTTAAGCACTTCGTAAAAACGCTGGTTGATAATGTCCATTTCCTCTTTGGAAACGTAAAAATCTGTAGTGGGATCGTAGTAGGCGCCCTCTTTGTTGTCATAATACAACACTTGGCCTGAGAAGTTGAACGGACCTTCGAGTCCCTTGCGTGGCTCGTACTTGGTACGCATCATGTCTGTGGTGTCAACAACCTTGTAACCCATCTTGAACTCCTTATTTCTTACAATACTTCTATTGTAGCAAAACGGGATTTATTGGTCAACCTTTTTAACGCCAAAGATCTTGTACTACTTTGTCGTTAATTTCGTGCGGCTTTGGCTTGCCATGAAAAACTAATACTGAAGTATTACCCAGAATTTGTGTGCCTTGCCCAGGAATTCTGTGGCGTCTAGTGTTAAAGTCGTAGCCACCATCTAAACATTGCCAGCGCCAACTTTGCATTTGACTGTCTTCAAAATATCTAATTCTGTTGTGGCCAAGCACGGCGTTTATGTAGTCTTGATCGCCTGGGTACTGCCTTGAAGTGTTGACCACATTGGTGGTGTTAAACTGATTCCATATCCAAGACATCTTTTCAACATTCCACCACATCACACTGCTGTTTAATGTTGAGTAACCTGGACGTTGTAGGTGTTTAAAGTCTTTAATGCCCCAGAGATATTCTGTGGGCAGTTGTGAGATCCAAGAGATGTCACGAAGTATCACTGTGTCAAGATCAAAATACAACAAGTTGCCTTGATGATGTTCAGAGTTAAACAGTTGTAGTTTATACCACCATGATCGTTTGGGTCCTGATATTTCAGGCCAGTTGGTTAACGCATGTTTGATCATGTGTGCAGGAACTGATCTGTCCTGCTCAGTATACACATGGAATCGTAAGCCGTTGGGAAGATTACGACTTAGCATATTATACAGTCGTTCTACGTAGATCCAATCATACCCAGTGCCGTGTATCACACACGCACAATCTACAAGGCTGGTCGTATTCTGTTTAGCCATAAGCCTTGTTCCAGTTCATTTAGTGTGTATTCTGTGTGACTGATTTGTGTGAGCCATAAATCTCTGTTGGTACTGTACGGCTGTTCTATGTCAGCAAATCCAGCGCCCACAGGATAGGCCAAACTAGTGCTATGCACAATAGGACGAGATCCAGCAATGGCCGCTTGTATGCCTGGTCCAGAATTGTAGTTTACAATAGCATGACAATCCAGTGCCAAATCAAAGCTGTCGTAAGTGCCAGGTATCTTTGCAGGCTGTTCAACTGTAACACCCAGACCTGTAACGTCCAATCGGCATCGAGGGTGTGGGCGTACATGTATGGGGCGGTCAGTAACATTCCTCAAGCATTGAATTTGATCACGTACCCATTGATTGAAATCTATCCCGGCTGATTGTTCACTTTTGGAATGTTGTGCGGCAATAATCACATGCGGTTTTGGGTTGGCAGGAGTTTTTAAAACCAATCCTAGTTTTTTTGGGCGACCCCAATCCAACTGATCTAAATGTCCGTAATAGCCTTGTGCGTTTATGTTGTTCACTGCAACCTTCCATGTTGTGCCACGTTGCAGGGTGCCTATGTCAGCTACCACAACAGGACGATTCAGTGATCGATAGTGCTGATACACTGCTTGATTGGCTGCCATACGTCCAGACCACAGCACTGACCAAATTAATACTGCATCTGCTGTCATGGAATTTTCTTCTAGCACATGTCCAGCACCACGTAAACTAGAGAGCAATGCGGACATAACTAGTTTTGAGTTCAGTGCTGTTTGTGCAGGGAAGTAAGCAATTTTCATATTGACGAATATTTAATGCTATTAAATACTCCATATGATATTACCACCAACACATGGTGCCGTAGCACCCGTAGATTTTTTTATATACGCTGCCTGCGACGCAGGATATTTTGACGAGTTTGGTCATGAGTTAATTGCCAGCATACATGCAAATGCACGTGAACATTTGCACTTGCATATTTTTAATCCAACATCCGCACAACTAGATTATTGTGCTAGACAAACAGGTGTTAGCGTAACCTATGAGCATGTAGGGCCTGAAACGTTTAATGCCGCAGCCAATCAGTGGGTTACACCGCCTGCTGACGCACTACGTAAATCTCAGCTGGACCGCACTGTTAATGCCATGGGCAAAGGCCATGATATTAATTTGCATCATCGCATGCAAAAAACCTACTATGCATGTGCTAGGTTTATTAGACTTGCTGAGATTGCTCGTAACCGACGCTTTATGAGCATGGATGTGGATGCACTGGTTCGGAAACCGTTACCGCCTTTGGGTACCGAGCACGACTTTTACCTACACAAGATTACAGGACGTAAAGCTCGTATTCTAGCAGGTGGCATGTATGTGCATCCTCAAGGACGTAGTCAAGAGTTCTTGGACGAGTATGCCAGAGCACTAGCAGCCAATTTAGAAAGTGATTATATCTATTGGGGTCTTGACCAAGACATACTGGACCAGCTTGTTCCCAAATATGCCAGCGGTCATTTGCCTATAACATTGATTGATTGGGACATGCATCCTGACAGTGTTATTTGGACTGCCAAGGGCACAAGAAAAGACTCGCCTAAGTTTGTTAATGAGAAGCGGAAATATACTTCTTAATAGCTGTCCATAACGCACCAGAGCGTACTTCATCATTGCTCCAGTGTATGTTTGCAATCTTGTGAATCCATGCTGATCTGTCGGGCATTGGCGGTGTTTCAACCAAGGCAAGATCATTGAACGCAACATCGGCAGCCCAGCTACGACTAGGATCTTCAACATAGCCTGGGATGCCTTCTATGGCAGCAACTACATTGGGTGTTGAGTTGATGCCCACTGTGCACCAACAGTTGACCAAGGCGTCACGAATGTTTTCGTGTTCACTAATTATTACACTGGTGCCATACTTCTTTTGTATTTTTTCTATCTGTTTGAATCTAGTACCATCACCAGGATGCATGCGAATCATGATAGGACGGCGGCTGTATTTGCGAATCTTGGCCACAGTTTTTTCCAACCAGGCTTCTTGATCTGTAAACATGTTGAACCCTTTGGGACGCTGACACAAAACAAGAATATGATTCCCTGTGGTGCGCCAGGGCTTTAGATCAACCCCGTGCCAGGCACTAAATGTGTTCCATTTGGCAGTGTCCAAGTTGTCAAAAAAGTACGTGCCTGAATTAGGATACACTGACCCTAAACTATAACGATGCCATTCGTGCTCCTTGCGTCCATAGTGTAAAATGTTGCTGTCCACAAATACTGCAGGAACTTTTTGTAGTCGCAGTTGATCAATGATCTTTTTGCGGAAGTTATCTTCTAGTGTGTATCCCAACACAAACCCTGCATCTAACCGTTGATTGGGTAATGTGTTGTCTCTAAAATCAATAACGGAGTCTCCTTGACCACGCACCCCATGTGCAAAGTTATCCATCAACATTACTTTGTTTGAGAACTTGGCAGGATTTCTAATACTGTTATAAAATATTCCTACTTGCACACCCAATCCTTTGATTTGGTCATTGATATGTTGCCTTCTTCAGCAAGAGTATTACGGCCCATGAGATAGGTGCTGATTTGTAAAGGTGTAATAAATTGGTTGATTGCATTGTCTGCAGGATACCAATAAGGTCTGTAAAATTTGGTCAAGCCCAGGGCCGCATCAGGTTTGATTGCATATCCGCTGGCGCCGGGCATGCTGAAATTCTGCCACTTGCGAGCTATCGCAGGGCCAGTGGGATTTTCTAAGTAGCTTTTCTGTGGCTCAGTCATGTAGGAACTTTTGCCCAAGCTAAGAATTAGTACACCATCAAACTCCACAGGATGATATCCACGATAGAACTTGACGTCATCTTCAAAGATCATAATAGGCTCGTTGAGTTCTAGACATTTTTTCCAAAGACCGTAGTGGCTGTAGAAACACCCGACCACACCTGGACGACTGAGTTTGCCAACATCGTCTTCGCCGATGAGCTGTCGTTCAATGATTTCAAATTGATGTTTTTTTATGAAATTTTCGTACAGTTCTGGACGAATTAGCTCTTTGACATCTTGGTCATTTAATCTGCGATTTTTAATGCTGTAGGGATACAATGTTTTTTCAGATTTTCTTGCCAAGGCGACTGCCTTGTTACCGGGAGTGCCTTCAAACAGTTCAGCATCAATGTTGTACTCCTTGAGTTGATCCAACATGATTTGGGAATGGCGAACGCTGTGTTCACGTTCTGGGAGGTAAATTATAAATGCTTTCATGTTTTATATGTATATAAATATTTAGTGAACAATATTAATCAAGGGAAACAATGTCGTACAGTTTAAAATCCGGAAAAGCAGAAACACTAGCTTGGTTTCAGGCAAACGAAGCAACTATTAAAACAGTGGTAGACATTGGACCTGGATCAGGAACATATATCAAACTCATACGCGAAGATGCCCGATGCTGTGCGGATGCTATCTGGATTGGTGTTGAAATTTGGAAGCCTTACATTGAAGAATTCAACTTAGAAAGCAGATACACTCAAGTACTCAATCAAGACGTTCGTACCGTAGACTGGGCTGTGCTCAATCCTGATGTGGTCATAGCCGGCGATGTGCTAGAGCATATGACCAAAGAAGATGCTATTATACTTGTGGATCGTATTTTACAGGTATCCAAAACGTTGATTGTTAGTATTCCCATTAGATACATGCCGCAGGATGAACACGCTTATCCCAATCCCCACGAAGAGCATGTCAAAGATGACTGGAGTCATGAGGAAGTTATGGCCACGTGGGGCAAGTATGTCAAAGACTCGTATCGAAAAAGTCAAAAAAGCAAACTAGGCGTGTATTGGATGAGCAGATGAGAAGTCTAGATGATCTTAAACAAGATTTTATCAATCTTGTAATTGAGCCAACTGCTTGGCTCGGAGACAGTCCTGATCGATTTGATACCTATGCTAGATATGCTAGTCAGGTAGATAGCATTACTGAATTTGGTGTGTATACTGGTCTTAGCACTTGTGCATGGCTGTCAGGAAAACCAAACAAGCTACGCAGTTACGACATTACGGATAAAAATTTATCCGTCTTAGATGAGCTCAAGGGCAACGCAGAACTTAATGGTACTGACTTTGAGTTTGCACTTGCAAACAGTTTAGAAATTGAAATCGAACCTTGTGACCTGTTGTTTATTGATACTGTACACAAACGTGATCATTGTTTAGCTGAATTAAACAAGCACGGATCTTTTGTTAACAAGTACATTGTGCTACACGACCCTAGTGACTGGCCTGGAGTATTTGAAGCCGTGATTATGTTTTTGCACCATAACAGGCAATGGCATATCATTGAACATTGCAACAAGAACTCTGGACTACTTGTATTAGAGAGATATGCTTAATGTTGTATGCTTGCTACGGCAAGGTGGCAAGGTTGGGTATGATGCTAGTTGGGTCAAAAAACTTCAACACAGTGTTCACCGTAACCTAACACTACCTCACAGATTTATATGTTTCAGTGACTGTGAGGTGCCTTGCGAACGAATAGAATTGCTACCAGGCGATCACGGATTCTGGAGCAAGATGCAGTTGTTTCGTCCTGGTGTGTTATCTGGCCCAACATTGTTCTTGGATCTTGATACTGTAATATGCAGTAACCTAGACAGCATGGTTTCACAATTACAGGGTCAAAAGTTTGTTATGTGGGTTGAGGCAGATAAGAATATACACTCAAGTGCTCTTATGTATTGGGAAGAAGATCATAGCTATTTGTGGACTCTTTACCAAAGCCAGCCGTTATTGTACTGGCAGGCATTGTATAGCCGTCCTCCGTTGTATGGTGATCAAGCTATCATAAGTGAAAATACCAATCACACTATTCTAACTGATCATTGCCCTACGTCGTGGTTTCACATAGCATCACGCAACGACGAACACTTGGATCTCAGTGCAGTAAAAATGTTAATGTTTAGAAAAGTATCTCAAAAGCCCAGTACCATGGGGCATCACCCGTTAGTGCAACAACACTGGATTTAAATTTCTCGTTGCAAACAATACTCAGTTAGAATACGTTCTCTGTGCCACTCATCACCTTGTGGTGTGTCAGCAAACTCTTGGAAACAGGGTGTGCCTAGCGTGTAGTGCAACAGCTTGGCATCCCGGTTGACACCATACTCATCAGGCAGCCAGTTCCATTCTGGAGGCAGCTCGCCAATACGATCATCTTCTAGCCACGAGAAGCGGTGGAGCTCACTGCCTGTGGCGTGTTGGACGAACTGGGGAGTAAGTTGCCTGTTAGGAAAAGAATTACAATTCCACAGAATAACACTACTCCAATTTTTTCGAGGATAGTCTTCATTTTTTGATCCTAAGTATTTTACAGGCATCCGAGTTTTGTAGTCATGTTTGACCACCATCACATCGTTATACGGATTCTGCAGTTCCCATAACTTCACAATATCATCACGCACAATCATGTCGCCGTCAATAAAGATGGCCCAACCGGTGTATTCTTGCAGGTGTGGTACTAGAAAACGAGTATAGATAAAGTGATTGCTTCCGTCTGTATGTGTTTCTTCGTAGTCACGAAACAAGTTCAGGGCCACGGGAATAATAGCCACAGGCTTTGATGCATGTCTTATGATTGAGTTAGCACAGGTGTGAAAAGCAATGGCTTCTCTTGGGTCGTACCCTACATAAACTGGTATGGCTTTCATCGGCGCTCGATGTCTTCTTCCACACAGTTTTCGCCAAACTGAATTTCGATTATTTTAAGTGGCTGGTCGGTTTCGTTACACAACATGTGCCACTGATTCTGTTTGATCCAGATATGCTCATGCACTCCAAAATGACCAATGAGATCGTGATCACTAGAATTGTCCAAGGTGTACACAGCGGCTTCGCCCTCGGCCACAAACCAAAACTCAGCACGTCGATCATGTCGTTGCATGCTTAAACATGTTTTAGGTGCTACAGTTAGTTCTTTGAGTTTGGTATTTGCACCAACTTCGTGTAACACACGATAGTAACCCCAGGCACGACCAGTTCGTGGCTTTTTCCAGTCTTCCAGTATCCACGAACTGGAGTTCATCTTGTTTTCGCCGCCTACACCAAACACAAACTCCACATCATCAATGATCATTTCAGGAATGTTGTCTTGAGTACGATCGCCGCCATTGGCAAACACAATTTGATCTTTAGGATACCGTGTTTTCAACAGTCGAATAGCATCACAGCTCGAACCGTCAGAGTCGTTGTAAACAACAACTTCGTCCACGATCTTCAATGCGCTGACCAATTCAAATCTCTCGCTCATGGGCATGAATGGTTTGCCTTTTTTACGAGTAAGCCATTCGTCGGAATTGAGGCCAACTACAAGTTTATCACCTAGTTGTTTTGCTGCCTGAAAGTAGGCAAGATGTCCAGAGTGGATGGGGTCAAAGCCCCCAGTTACAAGTACAATTTTCATGTAGATATTTACACCTGTATGTCTTCCATGCCTGCAGTTCTTAGCCTGACCACGTGACCCATTTGCCACTGTTTGGTATCTAGGCCTTTCATAATACCCAGCCACCGATTACGTAACAATGCAACTTCGTTGATTAGAGTTTCCATGTCAATAACTTCGTCCTCGCCGTCTACATATTTTTCAGCGTCTCTGCTGGTTAACGCTCTTGCATATCCTTCAAGATACTTTTGAAAATGTCGTCGACGTATTTTGCGTAACTGTATGTTGAGAAAATTAAGCACCGCTTCAATCTCTTGTAGTTGATTAAACCGATGCTCGGTAATGCCGGGCAGTGCAGTGATATTTTTTTCTACTATGCCACCGATGCGACAGTCTTTCTTGGCTGCATCTAGTTCGTGTTCGTAATATGCAACAAAATCTGGAAGCAGACTCAGGTCTGCTGTAACTTTACTATACCACATATTTTTTATACTCAGCTAGCCAAGGAAATAGCAATTCCCAATTGGTATTGCGTCTACGATCTTTTTCGTCAAGATACTTTAATAGTGTAGTGACTTCTGCAGGATTAACTTTTGACTGTGTAATACTACCCGCTATACCTGCCATGTACTTGTAGGCTATCTTGTCTTCATCTGTGTTTTGTGGCATTAGTGATAGTATATAATCAAAATCTTGTCTAAACTGCTCGCCGCCTAATATGCCAGCATTAAAGTAGCTAGGTCCAGGTGTTGGCCCACCGAAATGATGATGCACAGGTCGTATGGCATTCCACTCTTTTAACTTGATCAATAGTTCAGGCATAGTCTTGATAGTGAGTGCAGTGATAGTCTGATTGATGCTGATGTACAACCATTTGTGCATGATTAGTGTTTCAAAGTTTTTTTGCCATTGCTCAAGATCAATTCCCCATCTTACATATTCTTGTTGCGGACCCCAACAATCTATACTGCATGTTATATCAACTCGTTTTATTTTTTTTGTCAGTAAAAGTTTTTTAAGTTTTTCAACAAACATACTTAATCTATCTGGCGAAACCATGAGATTAGTTACGATATTAAGTTCGCAATCTGGGTTAGGATGTCGGTCGATCATGTCTAAGAGTTTTTCAAACTCCTTCTGATAGAACGGTTCACCGCCTAATACACCAAATCGTTTGAGTTTAACAAATCCTGAAGGGAACCACTCCCAAAAACTTGGTATTAACTCTTTATGGTGTGTCTCAATTGGTGCTAGCAATGAGATAGTTTTTTCTAATGTACCAAATTTCTGATTCTCTGTGTTTATCACTGAGCTCAATGTTGGCCCGCAGTATAAACATCCTAGATTACAAGTGTTACTAAAAAAGACTTCTAGTATCACAGGACTTACTACAATTGACTCAGGATTGTGCATCAGTTCTGGTGGCGACAAATCTGTTGCATCAATTTGTCGTAGTCGATCACTTACTCCCCCCGACTCTTCAATGTTTTTACAGTAAGAACAACTAGTTTCAGGCCACAATCCTTGTAACATTCTTTTGCGATCACTTAGCACAATTTCAGTATTGTGAAAATTATTAAAATTTTCCGGAGTCAATGGTGTTTCAGCAGTGCGATGGCAAGTTCGAGAATATCCTCCATTGAGATATAAAGACGTCCAATTCCATTTTAATTGACAACTTGTTGCAGTCCGAATTGGAAAGTATGTCTTGGACATTAATCTTCCCAGTCTTTGTCATCAAAATCATCAAAGTCTTCGTCTTCCTCTGCGTCTTCTTCTTCCACATAGTCTTTGTCGTTGTCAAGATATGCGGTTAACGCACGTTTGATATCTGAATCACCTTTAAAAGCTGTACGGATATCTTCTACGTCTGAGTCATTGTCCATTAGGATTTGTACCACAGTTTCAGCAGCCTCTGCACGGTCCACTGTGTTTACAAAACGTTTGAGTTCGCCCCAAATTTCACTTGCTACTACTTCGCTCATTCTGCATCCTCCTCGACTGTAGTTACCTCTGCCTTCTGATTACCAAAGTCTTTCATCACAACATCCAAGCATGAGTCATCGTTGCGTTCCCAACCTTTGCGGAACTTCTTGATGATCTCTCCAGCACTTGTGGTAAACACAAGACTGTTGCCTTCTTTTTTAAGCAGGCCTTTTTTCTCAATCAAGTCAGTAAGACCTGAGTAAGGGCTCATACCTGTTGTGTAAGGAATCTTAACTTGAACACCTTCAAAAGGTTTGGCATAGCGTGTTTTCATAACTTTGCAACCAGCACGAATGCCGTTTACTTCGGACACTTTGTTGCCGTCTTCATCTTCTTTGAGCTTCATCTTTTTCATAGCAACCACAATACTTGACGCATAGATAAAGCCTTGACCACCCGAGATCTTGTCGTCTGGATCAAACATGTCTTGACTTGCGTATGTGTGATTGGTACACACCAATCCAACATTGTAGCTACCAAACATGTTTACACAATTACGAACAAGTGCTGTGAGTGCTTTGGGTTTACGACCCAAGTCACCTTTCATTTCACCTGCATCAAATTGGTTAACGTCTGTGGGTGTTAACAACATGCCCAGTGAGTCAATCACAAACATAACTTTAGGGCGTTCGCCATCAGGCAGGGCTTTGTAGTCACTCATGAATGTTGAAATTGTTTTGGCAACGTCATCAATCATGGCCATACTCAGTTTAAGAAGTTTGTCTGGACCGGTGTCAACTCCTAGAGCTTTGAGCCAGTCTTCATCTAGTGCGTTCTCACTGTCAATTAGCACCACAAAGATACCTTGCTCTTGTGCGTGTTTGACAATGTTGCCTGAACAGATGTAGGATTTACCAGCACCCGAATCGCCAGCAAACACAGTGACCTTGCCTAGCGGAATGCCGCGATTGAAGTCACCAGAGATCAAATAGTTCAAGGCATAGTTGCCTGTACTGATCCAATCTGTAGGATCATTGAAGCCAATGCTTAGGCCGTCAATGCTTTTTGTAATTTCCTTACGGAACTTTGAAACGTCAAATGGTTTTCCCATAATTCACCTATGTATAGAAAGAAACGCAAGAGGTGTTAGCCCCTTGCGTGATGTGTAGTGTCAATTATTTGTTTTGACGAGCACGGATCATTGCCAAGATATCTTGTGCATTTTGGCCTGTGGCTGCTGGTTTAGCAACCGGTGCTGATGCCGCTGGCACATCGTCCTCATCATCAAATGGTGATGCACTTGCTGTTGGAGCAGGTGCCGGAGCAGCCTTGGCTACTGGGGCACTTGCGGCCACAATGTCGTCTTCGGTAACACCACTGTTGCCGCCTGCTGGAGCATTAACACCTGCTGGGCGGAAGTATTGGCCCCAACGCTCTGTGTCGTACGGCTGGCCATCTACTGATGCTTCGAACATCTCTTTGATGACCTTTAACTCCACGTCTGTTGGACGCTTGGGCAAGAATGTGCTCAAGTCAAACAAGCCGTGTGCTTCAATTGCGGCTTGCTCAGTTTCTGTTAGCGCAGATTCCTTACGTGCCCACTTTGAAGTGTTGTAGTCAGCGTATCCGCCCTTTTGTGTTTTTGTAATACGGAAATCCAAACCACGCAGGGCGTCTGTTGGCAATTCTTCCAGTTCAGGATCCATTAACGCACCTTTGATCAGTGTGAACAATTGAGGACCAATGATGAATCGGCGAATAGGATTGTCCGGGGTCTTGTCGTCACCAATTGGGTTCTCACGAACAAAGCCTTGGAAAATGTAACTGCGTTTTTTCCAGTACTTACGACCCATGTCTTCAAGACTCTTGTCCTTGAACCAGGTGCGTACTTCTGCCAAGATTGGGCAAGCATCGCCCCACATCTCAACACAGGGTACTTGTACCATAACCTGTTTGGAATCCATTTCTCCTTTGATGCCGTTGAAAGGCAAACGAATCATTGCTCGTTCTTGCCAGAAGAATGTGTTTTTTGTGTTACTATCAGGGAGGAAGCGTAGCGTAGCCGATTGGCCTTCTTCCATATTCCAGTGTGGGTAGATCGATTTGTCCCCGCCACCTTGCGAACCTTGTCCGCCTTTGTTGCCTTCTGCTGCCTGTAGTCTTGCTCTGATTTCTGCTAATGATGCCATAGTGTTTCTCCTTGTTAAGTTGCCTATGTTATATGCCTATCTAAAATTTTTAGATGTGTAGTTGCCTGTGCATACAAGTTGTATTGTATACGAATGTATTTAGCATCACAATAGTAAAAGGCAAAGTTTGTTGGCTGATAAGTATCGCTATGAACAAATATGTTATTTGGTACCCTGGAGGCAATGCCGAGGGGACTGCATGGATTGAGTATCGGTTATCTGAACGACTAGGGATTCCGTTGTTTGATCAGTCTGAAATACACTGCACTCAGTATCCTCCTATCTTGGACATTTACGACGATAGAAAAAAAATTGCATTCATTCGACACGAAAGTATTCGATTATCAACTACAGAAAGTTGGTATACTGACATGCTGGAGTCTGATGTATCATGTCACGACTATGATTTGGTCATAGTCTACACCTCCGAACCAGTGGACATGGACTGGAATACGTATCGCAAAGAAGTTGAAACTCAGTTAGGAACTGCCCGAATTGTATATCTAATAGGCGGGCATGTAGGAGATGAGAATCCTGATCCTAGTATTTGTTATGTTCAACATAGTTTTTTTAATTTTGTGTCATGTGGCAATTGTCATCCTGAACACCACGGGCAACCAACAGCACACAAGACTTACTTGTTTGATGCACTGATGGGCACGTTAAAAGTTCCTAGACTTTGGTTGTATTATAATCTTCGAGACAGCGAGTTTTATGATCAAACGTTGTTTAGTATACATCCATTTCCCAACGCTGAGCTCAACCATTCAAATCAGCAAGCAGTTAAAAATATGTTGCCTGACCTGGTTGCCAAATACGGCGAAGTCAACGACTATGAAACTCCCGAATTGTTTGCACTAGAAGAAACACGTATACAACAATTCAAGCAAAAAGCAGTCACACTCAATGATAAGTATTCAAATCGTAGAATTCCTGATTGGGAACTAGGACGTATGCCAGCATCAACCTTGATGCCATGGACCATTTACGATAACTCCTGGTACAGCATTGTTAGTGAAACTAATCCAGTATGGAACAACATCAATTTTCTAACAGAAAAAACAGCCAAGTGTTTGTTAGCCCAACGTATATTTGTTATGTTCAATGCGCCCGGAACTCTGAAATATTTGCGCAGTCTAGGATTCCAAACATTCCATAGCGACATTATTGATGAAAGCTACGACGATCATGGCGACCACCAAGTTCGATGGAGTATGGCATGGGAACAGGTCAAAAAGTTAGCGGCAATGGATCCAGTTAAAGTATATGAATACTATCAACCAGTATTGGAATTCAATTCCAAGTTAATGCAAACATACTCCACTGACGAATTAGCAAGAATTGCTGACTTTGTGTACCAACATAAATTTTTAAGTGATGTGTTCCCGTTACATGCTGATAAAACATTTTATCGAGCTGACCAAAATGGTCTTCCGTACACAAGTCCTTTGCATATAAAAAATACTGAATACTATGTGTGGGATCCTCACTGTTGGTGGGAGTTTAATCGAGGAATTATAAAAGGCATAGAGTTTTTCCCAAACGCAGAAATTTCTCGAGAATCAAATCCTCCATCTGGGCGTCTAGCTCAGCAACTTGCTCGGGATTCAAGAAAAAAAATTGCAATGTTGTTCTACGAAAAAATCCGTCGACCTTGGACTCAGCCTAACATTCCTTTTGATCCAAAGAATACCATTGCTGACCTGCACTTGGGATGGGCTGATCTAGTTATTGTGTACACGTCGGAACAGATGAAAGACTGGTGGCCAGTTATCTACGGCGAAGTATGTAGGCAATTACACACTGACCGGATTGTGCTCATGGTAGCAGGCTACAACAATTATACGGATCCTGATCCAAATTTTATATTTGCCAATCATCATAGCTTTTTATCATACGTGGCATCTGGCAACGAGTTTATTGATGTGTCTGAGCAAACAGTACCTTTTAGAAAATACATGTTTGATTGTTTAATAGGCACAGTCAAACCCATTAGGCTTGGATTGTTTTATCAGTTGTTAGATAGCGAGTTTGCCGATCAAGCATTGATTAATTTACAACCAAATCCGCATTGCGACCCTGACTGGAAGGCAGTTGAGCAACTGGTGCCCGGTAAGGTTGCTACCCATGGTACTATTATAGATTATGCTAGTCCTGCATTATTAGATTTGGAAGAAGATGTAGTAAAGCAATTTAAAATTAGCACACAAAATGGATCTGCCGTTGAACGGTATTCAACTAGGCTACTAGATCGTTCAGGATTTGGTCTTCCAAATAATCAACTGTTGATGAGTAACATAGTTCCTTGGAAAATTTATCAGAGCAGTTGGTACAGCATTGTGTGTGAAACTGCTGATGCTGGTTCTTCAAACTTGTTCATTACTGAAAAAATAGGTAAGTGTTTGTTTGCCAAACGAATTTTTATATTAATAGCAGGAGTTGGTATTCTTCGATATCTACGTAGCCTAGGGTTTCGCACATTCCACGGAGATATCGTTGACGAAAGCTACGACGACGAGCCCAATGACCGACTACGATTAAACATGGCCTGGGCACAGATTGAACGCTTGCACAAGACTGATCCTAGATTTGTTTATGCACATTTCCGAGACGTGCTTGATCATAATCATCAGATCATGCTTGGGTGGACTGACCAACAATTAAAGGACATATCGCAGTTTTTACAAAAAAGATTAAACTATGTTTGCTCTAGAGCAAACTATAAAAACGTTCACGGACTGTTTCCAAAGTAAATATTGTTATGACCACACACCAAATATACGACGCAGATGCTGAAGTCCACTCAGTTGCTCACCACCTTTGGGAGGTAAAAAACTGCTTTGGTCCCGAAACGTTTCAAGAGCTGTCAACCACACATTTAAATCATGTGGATGCATGGCACCGACACGCTGATTGCCTGGAGTATCGACTGCAACTCACACCCGAGTCGCCCACACTAAAACGACTACAGGATATGGCTCCTAAGATAATGCCTGCGCTGGAACAAATTACTGGCATCAAGCTCATGCCTGCAGAATGTAAAATGTGGTTGGATTTGAGCAACTGGCATTGTCCGTATCATTCAGATGCAGGATTGCTGGTAGTGACTTATCAAGTGTATTTGTGGACACATGGCGATGTGCATGGTACTGAGTTTACACACAGCAATCCACGCACACGATTTGATTTTGTGCCCAACACAGGCTATATTAATCTAAACACTGATCTCAAAGAGCATCATGTAGATACCATTACTGGCACACGATTAAGTGCTTGCTGGCAATTCCGCGCCAAAGTGTAAGTTCACAGTTTCACGCACTGCATTAGGTGCCACAGCATGTGCCGTTCCAAAGAAACATCTAGGTTGATTGATTATTAACCAGGCTTCGTTGGGACGGTATTTTATTTTGATCAAATCTTCAGATTTGAATTCAGATATGTCTGCATAGTCGCTAGGGTGATCTGCGTTCACAGTTAAGTTGTTGCAGAACACGCTGGATAGCTCAGGTGCAGGATCTGTACCCATGAATACTTGTATGAAGCATTTGATATCCTTGTGTAACCTATGCATCATAATTTTGCTGCCTGACAGATCAAGACTTGAATAGATCACTTGTGGTTGTACAGAATGAGTTGTCAACTGCTGGATTAGCGCAGGTGCTTGTGCTAGTGCAGACTCTAAAGTAGCATTAGACCCCCAGGGGGTTAACAACCTGTTGGGATACTGTGTGGTCCATGATTGCTCTGGACTTCGATAGCTGTGGCGTACAGATTCAAAGTCCAAGAAAAAGTCTGGCAAGCGCCAGACTGTGGGAAGGATTTGTTGGGCATTACTAAAGTTTAGCATGCCCATATTTAAATCATTTTATCAAGGCCAGACTTTTTATTCTAGCCAGCAATGCATCATCAGATTTGCTTTCATAGTAGGCACCAGTGATAGCACTGTTGCTGTTCATAGGATCGTCGTTGCCTTCAGCTACTCCTGCCTGTTGCTGTTGTTTTAGATTATCGTATGCTTTGTCTTGTTTTTTCTTTTGGAAATAGTTAACAGTTTTTTCAATGCCTTTGCCAACTGTAGCACCAATTGCGGCGCCGCCTGCGGCTGCAAGAGTACCTGCCATTGGATGCGACGCCATTTGATTCAATGCATCAATATCAAATTCGTCTAACTGTTCTTCGCCCATAACAGGAGCCATGCTGCCTGCTACTGTTCCCATTTCGTACATGCTACCACATTCAGCTAGTGCATGTTCTGGACAGTATTCGCCTTCAGCAGTCATGTTGCAGGAGCCTTCTTTTACTTCATGACTTTTATCCAGTTGGTCAGCAAAGTGAGCCAGTGCCGGGCTCTTGCCTGCCATGTATGCATCAACGGCTGCGCCTTCCTTGACTTCTGGGTGACTAGTAAAATGGTGATATGCTGATGCCACATCACTTATAAAGTCTTCGTCGTAGTTGATTTTGTAACGAGCTGCCTTTGGAGTCATGCCAACTTCAATTAGTTCATCATACACGGCTTTGTAAAAATCATCGTTGTCACGGTCTGTACTCATTCCTGGCTTTTCTAATGCTAGAACTTTACCCACTAGTTCGTCAATGTATTCGCTGCCTTCTGCATTGCGACTTTCCACAACAGGCAGACCTGCTGCCTTGCGCATGGCATTAATGCTTTCAAAGGTAGCTATGTCGTCTGCTTCGCTAATTGGAGCCATTGGGGGCTCTTGGGGCATGTCCTGTGTGGGTGCCACTGGCTGCTCAGGTTGGATACCTGGTTCTGTACCATCTGGTTCTACACCAGCAGGTTCTTGACC